AAAGACTCGCGCCCTCAAGGCAGAGTACACCACTGAGTTGGCTCAGGATCTCAAGGCTGTTCACGGTCTTGACGCTGAGACTGAACTCGCCAACATTCTCAGCACTGAGATTCTTGCTGAGATTAACCGCGAGGTTGTTCGCACCATCTATCGCAACGCCAAGTTGGGCGCACAGCAGAGCGACCTTTACTACAAGGGTGGTTCGACCGCTGGTGCTGGTGGTCTATCTGGTGGTGGTGTAACTGGTCTTGGTGGTGTCTATGACATCCAACTTGACTCTGATGGTCGTTGGTCAGCAGAGCGTTTCCGTGGTCTCGTCTATCAGATCGAGCGTGAGGCAAACGTCATTGCTAAGGAAACTCGTCGCGGTAAGGGTAACATCGTCATCTGCACCTCAGATGTCGCTTCTGCTCTCGCCATGTCTGGCTTCCTCAACCTAACTCCAACTCCATCGGTTCCCGGTTATGCCGATGACACTCAGAACACCTTCGTTGGTAGCCTAAACGGCAACATCAAGGTCTACATTGATCCTTATTCGGTCAGTGGTTCTGACTACATCTGCGTTGGTTACAGAGGTAACAGCCCATATGACGCTGGTATGTTCTACTGCCCATACGTTCCACTACAGATGGTTCGTGCAGTTGGTGAGAACACCTTCCAGCCCAAGATTGGCTTCAAGACTCGTTACGGTCTTGTCAACAACCCATTCGTTTCTGGTGATTCAGTAGACCGTTCTGATCCATCAGCAACCAATTCTATCAGAAACAATCAGTACTATCGAATCTTCCGTGTCGATTCGATTCACGGTTCTGTCTGATAAGTAACACACAACACGGCTTGAGACGGGAAGAGGGAAACCTCTTCCCGTCTTTTTTATACATAATAAGTAACCATAGGAGAAAGTAAGTATGTCAAATGCATGGACTAATATATTTGATCTGTTGGATGAAAATTCTCAGATAATGTATGTTTCTAATGATGGTAATGATGGCACTGCTCAAATATATTCTAAGTCCGACTCTGAGATTGGAACTTCCCCTGAGTTTCCTACAGGAACAATCTATCCTTATGAAACATGGGAAGCAGCATATGCAAACATTAGACCAAACAAAAAAGACTGTGTTCTTTTTGCCAGAGGAAATACGTTTGAACTAAGAAATGGACTATTTACTCACGGTGGAAACTTTATTCCTACGCACGGACCAACTGCTGACCCACTTTCAACAATAATTGGATCATATGGTTTAACTGCAAATGATCGACCACTTATTACGACTCCGATATATCAAACACTTTCCCTTACTGGTGGTGTTGGTGATTTTAGTGTTGGTGAATATGTGGAAGGCTACCAATTGGGCGGGAATACAGCAGATGCTCCCGGCGGAACATTTTCTGCTTTAGTTGAATCTTGGAATTCTACGAGCAAACAACTAGTTGTAGTGGGTCTTACTGATTACCAGCAATTTGGCTTGAGTGGTGATTCTGATTTTTGGGGAGCCACCATCACAGGACTTTCTTCTGGAACAGAGTATATAATTAATACAGACCCAGAGGTCTATGAAAAAGAAGAAGAACTAAGACCTCGCGCCCAACCAATCATATCCATTACAGGTCTTAAAGACACTTATCAAAATGCTTGTTTGGGTTTGTTTTCTCTTAACATAAAGACAGCAGGAACAGATGATCGTACTGCGAGTTGTATTGCTATAAATGGAGCAAAAAATATTTATATCGAAGATTGTTTTCTTCGAGGTGGTATTGAAGTTGAAACATATTCTCATGGGAATCAGGGATATATTTCTTATCCCGGTAATATTCACATTTATAGATCAATAATTGTAGATGCATCTAGAAGAAGAGGAGGACACCACCAAGGATTGTTCTTGTCTGGTGTTGTTGGTGTTACTCTCGAAGAATGCGTCATGGACAGAAATGGTTATGCTGAAAATCCCATAGATCCAAGCACATGGTCTCAGCCACTAAAAACTGTAAATAATAGTGCTACAAATGCCGTAGAAACCGGCACTGGTGTTCAGCCCCATAGAACATGGTTCAGCAGAAACATCTATGCGTCTAGTTACAAAAACCTAAACCTCAAAGGAAACATTCTATCTAGAAGTGCATCTTCTCACCAAATGAGAAACGGTGGTGTTGCTGAAAGAAATGCATTTTTATGGAATGATTCTGCTCTTGCTCCAGCCATTCTATCAGCAAGAGAATGGGCTTCTGGAATTAACCTTGATAGAAACTTGGTTATGCACGAAGATCACCTTTTAGCAGCAGCCTTGGCTTCCGGTGGTATGCAACCTGCTCTTGGTGGGGGCAATCAATTAATTGCAACTGAAAATATATTTTCAGGATTTATAAGACCAACGAGAGGATTGCTTTCATTTACTTCATTCGGTGACTATGACATTACAAGTAGAGCATTAACAACATCACTCATAGGAAACAATAAGTTTTATCACCAACTTCCTGTTGGTGTTCCTATGGGAAGTGATGCTCCATCTCTTTCGTTCAATACAGGTTTGACTGGAATAGAAGACTCATTATTCATCGGTGACTACATTTCATCCTCAAACGCAGACCTACAAAAGAACGGAAATAAGAAATATGCATACGTCACTGGAATTTCTCATGGATCTGTTGCAGGAACTACAATTGAAATTGCTGCTGGTGGGTTTGGTCTAACTCCCGGATACACCAATGCAGATGATTTTTATCTTTTCAGTCACGGCGGCAGTACATCGGAAGAAATAACTCTACCGTCAGAAGAGGGAGAAAGAGCAACAGTAAACAACAACGTATTTTTGACATACGACGAAGGCACGGTAATAAGTTTTAGATCAGTAAATCCAGATAGCAATTGGAATAATGGTATCAAATCATATGTTGGTTCTGGCAATGTTGTGGCTAGAATAGACAATACAAAAGCAAAACCACTTGCATTTGTAACCAGCGAAGACGCTAACTCTGAAACAGGAAATCTTCCTCCCACAACATGGAGTTATGGAAGCAACTTCTTCAACCAATCTGAATATGGAGATTCACAACAGACTCCAGCAGGAACAAGAGAATTTAATAGTCTTGCTGAATTTCAAGTGGAAGGCTGGGAACCCAATTCAATAGAATATTCAGACATAACAACTTTAGGTACAACTTTAGGTTGGGAAACAACACAAGATGCCCAAGGAAGATATAGTTGGGATAAAGATATTGTTTCTTATATGGAATCAATTGATGGTTCTTATGTTGTAGATGAAAATGTTACCGTTGACGATGGTGTTCCCACAGAAAACAAAAGAGTTGGTGCAATAAAAGTTTGGGAACTTCTTGCTGGTGTCGGCGGAGGAATCACACAATGCAACGTAGACGATCCTTTGTCCGAAGCAGACGCAAAACTAACCGCACGAAGGTATCATGCATTTTTAACCTTCATAGAACGAGCCAGACAAAATAACCGATACAACTGGGACGAAAATTATACAGCAGACCGTCTAAATGACTACATGCGTTCCGGTCTTTCTATGGAGGCTGTTTCTGATACAGAATTTACTGCAATACAACCAGAACCACTTTTAATAGTTGGCGATTATGGTTTTAGTGGAGACTACGAGGGGGGTCCATATGCAGGTGAAACTGGTGCCACGGGAGCCACTGGAGCCACTGGAGCCACTGGAGCCACAGGAGCAACGGGTGCAACTGGTGCTACAGGAGAAACTGGTGCAAACGAAGAACAAGAAGGAAATGAAATAATGAGTTACGATTCAAACGGTTTCACAATATTAACACCTGCTTCTGATAGCAGATTGATGTATGTTTCCGCAGATGGCAATGACACAGAAGCCGCTGCTGTAAACAACGGAAAAGGATACTACCTGCCGAGCGATTCCGAAATCGGCTCCGATCCGACTAATCCAGTTGGTCCAATTGTTGCTTATGCAACTCACTTTGAAGCAGCAAAACGAGTTCGTTTATCAAGATCAACTGGAGAAGATGAAAATGGATTTCCTGTCTATGGATCAACCGACGAAGTAGGATACCCCGATTGGGTTCTGTTGCGCCGCGGCGACTCCTTTCTTGAAGATCCCATATTGCAGCATCCGAACAGCGGAAGAACTGCATCGTTCTCTCTTGGTCGACTTCTTGCCGGTTCGGGTGAACCAGTTACTGGTTGGAATGAAGAGAAACAACGCCTCTGGTACACCTGCGGTCCATGGCGAGGACGAAGCGTTTCCGAACCTGCCGTCGTCACAGCGTGGGGAAATACTGCTGACGCTAGACCTATCTTAAGCGGTTTTTCCATCTGTGGTGCAGGTCGGCATCTTCGAATAGTGTCCATTGATCTTGGAAATAACAATATGGGTTGGGGATGGGGCAACATAACCAACCATTCTGCCAAGGATATTCTCGTCGAAGACGTTAGGATGAAATCTTTAGGCGCGGTTAACAAATATGTTGCTCCCCAATTTCCATCCGAACCCGGTCTGTTAATCCGGCGGAATGTCATCTACGGCAACTTCAATCCCGATGGTCACAATCAGGGGTTCTTCCTCTACTCTCCTGAAACACATATAACAATTGAGGAAAACGTCTTCGACAAGAACGGATTCAAGGAAGATCCCAACGAGCCGACGACATGGACACGCGGTATCGGAACGACCGACCCTCGACCGGTCGGACAAGGTGTGCAGCCCCAACGGACCTACTTCGACCGGAATATGTACCTTTCCAATTACAAAAACTTAAAGGTCCGGGGCAACATCGTTGCAAGGGGTGGTGGTGGTTCGAGTCTACAGATGCGTTGTGGTGGATTGTGCGAACGTAATCTGTTCCTGTTTTGCCAACAATCAGTGGGTGCTGGACACCCACAGAGTGACCAGAACCGATGGACCGACTTTCTGTTCAAACACAACATGATGCTTCACGACGACCTCTTTTTGCCGACGGGTGGGTGGGGGATAGGAATGTCAGCGAATGGAATAAACAGTTCGATAGTTATAGATGACAATATTTGTGCCCACTTTCATAGGTATACAAATGGTGGTGGAATAGGTAATAGGAGTTTTGGTATTGGACCAAAAACGGTCGACATTTATAATTCAGCGGGTGCGCTATATTATGGTATTTTGCAAAATAATGTTGCTGACCATCGCTATGGTGCCGGCGGCGTAGTATTAACCCTTGCGAATTATGAAGGACTTGGTTACGATGGTTATGATCCAACCACGGGCGTAACAAATGCAGACGGAGCAATAATCTATAACCTTTTTGCTGGAGGAAATCAAATATCCTGCATAGTAGATTTTGATCTGTATGGTAATCAAACCGAATCTGTGTTTGTTAGTAGTTATAGAGATACACCAAACGAAAATATTGATTTTGGAAACAGTGTTGGAAATTTATACCATGCAGATTTTCAAAATTCATACGGTGATCCGCCAACATTCAAACCTAACAATTTAGGTGTTGGTGTTGCGGTAAGCGACTTCAACTCTCATAGAGAACAAGGCTATGATAGTGCGTCCACATTTGTAGAAAATAACTTTGAAGAGTTCAAAACACTTGCTGGTTGGACTTCTCCAGACAGAGACATCGTTTCCTACATGGAAGAAATTGATCCTGCTTATATAGTTGATGAAGATGTTTATGTTGATTACACCACAACCGGAACCAAACAAAATCCCCGACAAAAAGTATGGGAGGTGCTGGACGAGGGAAGCGGCGATCCCGCCAAGGAGGCGTGGGCAAAACAGTGTGCTAGACGCTATCACGCTGCTTTAACTTTTCTAGAAAGATGCAGAAACAGAAGAAAATACAATTGGGACAATAATTATACAGCAGATGCCGTTAATAATTACATCAGAGAAGGATATGGAAAAGACTCTGTAGGTGGAACATACGATGATAGATCAGTTGAATATAGAGTTCAGGATTACATCACCGAATGTTCCCTGCTACAAGTCGGCAATCCTCCAAGAACACCTATAGCACATGAAGGAGGAATTGGCTCTTTTGGTGTTGCATTAAGTATAACCGGATGTACTGCATGGTCTGCGTCTTGTGTAGAAGACTGGGTAACGATAACGGAAGGTGACGTAACCAACACCGGTGAAGGTACTGTAGTTTTTTCTGTAGAGCCACATACAGCAAATACCGGCAGAACAGCAGAAATTTCAATTAGTCCACACGGTATTACACACACCATCATTCAAATAGGTGTAGGGGAAAAATGTTTTTACTCAGTAGGGGATAGAACATTTAAAAATCATATAGAACGTATCAACAAAAGAGTGAAACTAGTGACAGTTCACCCCAATGTTGGGTGGACAGCAGGCACAGATGGCAGTTCATGGTTAACATTGCATACAACATCTGGAACCGGGGATGGTCTCATATATTTTAGCCTAGAAGAAAATAAAACCACAGAAAACAGATTAGCAGAGATATACATAGGTCCAGAAGAAACTAGTCAGATTACATCCACCATTATTCAATATGGAAATCCTGATGCGGAGTTTTGTTATGTTTCTTCTATAGATCCAATAACAAGAGAATTATCAGACTTTAATACAGACACTGGTTTAACATTCGGTGTTTCTATGGAAGAGGGAAATACTTGTGAGTGGTCAGCATCCACAAACAGCAATTTTATAACAATCACGAATTCTACTGGAGTTGATAATGATACGGTGGTATATAATATAGATGAAAATATAACAGACACTGGTAGAACCGGTGAAATATCTATCGGAGGATTAACCCATTCTGTTTATCAACCGGGAAATCCTGATGTGCCTTTAGAATGCTCTGCTTCCTCTATAGATCCAATAACAACAGAATTATCAGACTTTAATGCAGACACTGGTTTACAGTTCGATTTTTCTCTAACTGATAATGCCTGTGAATGGACAGCCTACACAAACAGTAATTTTATAACCATCAAAAATTCATCTGGAACTGGTAGTGGTGCTGTTAATTATAAAATATCTGAAAATATAACAGACACTGGTAGAACAGGTGAAATATCCATCGGAGGATTAACCCATTCTGTTTATCAACCGGGAAATCCTGATGCTGGGTCAGTTGATTATTGTGATGCTTATTCTATAGAACCAACAATAGAAACATTATTGACCCCTACTCTAGAAAGTGATTTACAATTCAATGTCTATATGAGCAACATCAATATTATAGATCCCATTGGAGACAGTTGTAACTGGTTAGCAACTACAAACAGCAATTTTATAACAATCACGAATTCTACTGGAGTTGGTGATGGTACGGTGGTATATAATATAGATGAAAATACAGCAGACACTGGTAGAACCGGTGAAATATCCATCGGAGGATTAACTCATTCTGTTTATCAACCTGCATCTTTTATCTCTCAAGAATGTTTCTTTGATGGTATAGATTCCGAAAAACAAAATTTAAACTATACTGCATCAACTGGAATAACATTTTATGTTGAGATGAATACTGAAGATTGTGGATGGACAGCATCTACAAGCAATGAGTTTATAACAATCACAACTGCATCTGGAAATGGTAGTGGTAATGTAGTATATGGTGTGGACCAAAACAACACACAAGAAATAAGAACAGGTGAAATATCAATTGGAGGATTAACTCATTCTATTAGACAAGGAATTGTATTTGGTTTAACTCAATCTTCCAGTGATCTTTTTGATAAAGAAGTCAAAGTCGCGTCAACATATACAACGACAGAAAAACTATCTAGTAATCTAGTGGTATTGTTTGATCCTCTTCCCAGCGAAGCAATGAATGAATCACTAAGAAACAGAGGGTTTCATCAATATATGATCATCTATGGATCATCAGATCCAAACCACAAGACAGGAACTATAGATGATACCAGAGTAATTGATTTCATCAGAGAAAAGTACGGAGACAATCCTACTGGTTATGGTGTTCTTGATTTTGAAACTCCTTACTTTTCAAACATTCTAAACCAAGATATTGGTTCCGATGACTTCAATCAATCTAAACAAGAATTGATTAGTTTAATACAAAGCGTAAAAACAGAATTTCCAAATGTTTCTTGGACACTATACGGATTTCCTGTGTTAAAACAATGGCCTGAAAACAATTCTTGGTACAACCTAACACCGCGAGATAGAGAAAACATACTGGAAGATTCACTCGAAAGAAACAGCGATATAATGTCCAATATGGATTGGCTTGCACCCAGCGTATACGACCATTATGACGACGAAGTACACAATCACACTGCCGGATTTTTAGAAGGAGAACGCTTATATAGATTCTATGCAGTGGAATTGTGTAGAAGATTTAACTCCACTTTTTCTCCAAGTTCTCCAAAACCAATTTATCCCTTTGTAAGTCCTATGTTTTGGAATACGGGCAATGTAGAGTATAATATGAAGAAAATAGATTCTGAAGAATTTGTTAGAGATCAAATTCAAGGTCTTTTAGACAATAACGTGGATGGAATTGCATTTTGGACTGGTTTAAAATATTGGGTAAGAATTGCAACTAGCAATGAAGACTATGGAACTCCCCAACAAGAAGCAAGAAACGCTTTCACAAAAGATTACTTTGATGGAACGGAACCAAACTGGCAAGGAAACATATAATGCGCACAGTAGAATCATATTTAGCAGAAGAATCTTCGGTTTTAGTAGAGCAACTTATGTTAGCAGCATTTGGTGCTGCCGGTGGTTTAGAGGAATCAGTTCAACCAGAAGATCAAACACCGACAGATATAGGTCCAATTGCAACTCAACCATCAAACCAAAACTACATTTATCAGACATACTACAGATTTGTATTGCAGGAAATGCCCAACCTAGAATACTTCATAACTAAAGTATCACTACCAAGTTTTGGTTATGATAGTGCTATTGAGCAACCCAATAGATTTTCACTTATTCGACATCCAGCAAGTAAAGTTGTTTTTAGTCCTCTTGAAATGTCATTTCTAGTTGATGAAAACATGGAAAACTGGCTAGAAATATACAACTGGATTCGTAGAACAAGTGTTGTAGATGATCACAGAGACATACTAGAAGACACCAAAGAACATTTTACTCAAGGAACATTATTCATTACCAATAGTGCAATGAATCCCAATCTAGAGGTTACTTTCTACAATATGTTCCCAATATCTGTAAGTGGATTTGAATTTGACAGTCAAATTACAGATCTTACTCCTTGGACTGCAAACGTAACCTTTGCTTATGATTACTACGACATCAAAAAACTTTAAACTTTCTTCTTGACAGATAATAAAACCTATGTACACTCTGAGTGTCAACGAAGGAAAAGGAAACATATATGCTCTCTAGAATACTAAGATCTCTTAAGGGTGATACCCAAGTCAAAGTCAAACAGAATCCAGAACTTGCTCCTCCACTAGTTCCAGAAGAAGAACTTACTCTTCCTGATCTCTTGTCTGCATGGGGAACATACGATCCAACATACGATTTAAACGGAGATGGAATTGTGAACGGAGAAGATCTTGGTTTGTTTCTTCTTCGTAAACCACCAGCAGAAGAAAAGGAAGATCGAAACCTGATTCTCTATCCACAACACGGTGTTCTATCAACTAGGTTTCCAGTTCCTCCAATGTATGATGCCATTCTCAAACTTGAACAAGAAGAGGAGATGGATCAATTTGCAAGAAGAAGAGCAGGTGCAGAAACCTATTACATCTGGTATGCATCTTGGGATATTGGTCATGGCAAAGAAACTGGTAGTCTCAGTATCAATGAAGATCAGATCATAGAAAATGTTAGAAAGTATTATGGAGACAAGGAACCAGAGGGTTATGGACAACTAGACTACGAGGGTAACTTCTTCCGTGGATTGGACAAGGGAGAAGGAACTGTAGAAAATCAAGAAGCAACGCGAGTCATGCTCAAGGCACTTCGTCGAATGAAGCAAGAGTTTCCCAAGATGAAGTGGACCTATTATGGTTTACCTATGCTGAAGTATTGGCTTCCACACCCCTCACCCACAAATGCATATACATGGGTCAATGCTCCTTTGGAAGTAAAGATACAGGAGATCGAACACAAGTATGCAGCATATAGAGAACTTCTATCAGAGTGTGATTGGTTGAATCCTTCGTTCTACAATCGCTATGATCCTGATGTTCATAAAAACAACATAGTTGCCAGAGAAGCAACATATAGAAAAGAACTGGTTGTTTTCTGTCATATGTTCAATGAAAGACTTGGAACCAACAAACCAATCATACCAATGACATGCCCTTGGTATGTTGCTGGTGGTAAGGTTGAATATGACTATAAGACTGTTCAAGATCAGTTTATGCTTGACACTGTTATCAATCCTTATCTGGAAGAAGGTGTAAATGGTTTTGCATTGTGGTATGCACACAGTTACTATGCTAGACTTGCATTCGAATACAACTCCAACACCAGAAATCCAAAGCACTATGATGCCTTTATCAAAAACTACAATCAAGATCCAAGAAGGTTTGATCTGGAGAATATGACACCCGAACAAAGCATGGAGTGGAAAGATCTCTACATGGAGAAGTCCAGTGAAACGATTCTCAATCACATGAAGGTGATGAGAAGTTCAATGGATCGGTTTTATTCTACTTGACTAGACATGATAGTGTGATATACTTCTAAACTATGAATCTCAAAAAGATCAAAGAGATGGTTGAACGAGATACCATCATTGACGAGACAAAACTTGACACTGAGTCTCTTCGTCTTCCTCAGTTGCACAACAAGTATCTGAACATATACTTGGACGCCAAACTCATTCTCGAACGCAAAGAGAATGAGTTTCGTCGTATGCGCAAACTGAAGTGGATCTACTATACAGGAAAGATGGACGAGGAAACTTTGCAACGATTGAATTGGGAACCTTTTGAGTATAAGATTCTCAAGCAGGACATGGCAATCTACATGGAAGGTGATGATGATCTGATTACACTTTCTGAACAGGTGACATACTACAAGGAGTTGTGTCAGTATGTTGATTCTGTGGTAAAGGAGATCACCTATCGTCACAACAAGATTCGAAACGCGATTGATTGGAATAAATTTCTAGCCGGCAATTAATTCCCTACATATTGGGGAATGACAGATATACTGGTTGAATATGTTGATAGTGTAAATATAAGAGTTCGGTGCGAGCGAGGCATTGCAAAAGAACTCTCAGACTATTTTACTTTCAAAGTTCCCGGTCACACCTACATGCCTGCATATCGCAAGCGAATATGGGATGGTCAGATCAAACTCTACAATATGTTTTCTCAGTTGATCTACGCAGGTCTTGAAAACTATGTGGAGTCTTTTGCCCATGCGCGTGGATATACGTTTGTGAAATCAAGAGGAGGAACAAAGATACCACCACCGGGAAATGCTCATACAACTGAGCATCTGCTTTCATATGCGGAAGAAAAACTTAAGATTCCAATGAAACCACATGAACATCAATTGGATGCCATTCGTCATGCTCTCTATGCAAATAGAACTCTTCTGGTTTCTCCTACAGGCTCAGGTAAAAGTCTGATGATATACACTATGGTTCGCTATCACTTGGATAAACTACCCAAGGACAAAAAGATATTGATCATTGTTCCAACAACAAGTCTGGTGTCTCAACTGTATTCTGATTTCAAGGACTATGCAAAGAATGACAAGTGGTGTGTGGAAACCAACTGTCACAGAGTAATGTCTGGCATAGAGAAGGATGATCTTAAAAAGAGAGTCATCATCTCCACATGGCAAAGCATATACAAGCAACCCAAAGAATACTTTTCCAAGTTTGGTGCTGTGTTTGGAGATGAGTGCCATCTTTTCAAGGCTAAGTCACTTACTTCAATAATGACCAAACTGGAGGACTGTCCTGTGCGTATAGGAACAACAGGAACACTTGATGATTCACTGACACACAAGTTGGTAATCGAGGGGTTATTTGGTCCTGTGTATGAGGTGACAAAGACGAAGACACTTATGGAAAGAAAGTTGTTGTCAACACTCAAGATAGATGCTATACTTCTCAAGCATTCAGAGTCGGTGAGATCTGAACTGAAAAGATCCACATATCAAGATGAGATAGATTACATCGTGTCGTGTGAAGAGAGAAATAGGTTTGTGTGTAGATTGACAAACAACCTCAAGGGAAACACATTGGTTCTGTTTCAGTTTGTGGAAAAGCATGGAAAGGTATTGCATCAGATGATGAAGAAGGAGTTTCCAGATAAGCAAGTGTTTTTTGTTCATGGAGGAACAGATGCAGAGCAAAGAGAAACCATTCGAAAGTTCGTTGAAAAGACAGAAAATGCTGTCATCATTGCGTCCTATGGAACCTTCAGCACTGGTGTATCCATCAAACGCCTACATAATATTGTGTTTGCATCTCCATCCAAAAGCAGGATTCGAGTGTTGCAAAGCATAGGTCGGCAATTGCGGAAGTCGGAGCATAAAGATGTTGCAAAACTATATGACATCGCAGATGACCTCTCTTGGAAAAAATACAAGAACCACACACTCCGTCACTTTGAGGAAAGGCTCAAAATATATGATGGTGAAAGTTTTCAATATGCCCAAATCAATATCAACCTAAAAGGAGGGCTAAATGTCGCATAGACTAAAGATACTGAAACTGAAAAGTGGTGACAATCTCATCGCTGAGTTGACAGAAAGTAACAAGACAACACTAAAGTTGTTTCGTCCGATGGAGATCAAATACATGAACTTTGTTGATGGTCTTGGTCGCCGACATGAGGCTATGGTCCTCACTGACTGGTTGAAATCAACAACATCCAATGAATTTGTAGTTGACAAAGACTTTATACTTGGTATATTTACACCAAGTTCTGATGTTCTGAAGGTATACTCCAAACAAAAAGAGTTTGATGATAACAATCCAGAAACATCAGACGAAAAGGGTCTTGCAAACCTTTTCAATGACATAGAGAAACAAATCAAAAACATGAATACAGGTGATATATTAAAACATCTAAAAGGTCTAGAAGAGGAAGAGGATTTTAGTGATGACGAAGAGTCTCCAGAAGACTTGATAAGAAACATCATTCAGCAGCAAAAAGGCAAGAAAGAAAAACTGATTGATGAAGAGGCTGATCCAAAATACGGATCAAGTTATTGTGACTGGTCTCCAGACCCAGAGGATTATCTTTCATAATATGTCAGAAGAAAGCCACTATGTAGATAATGAAAAGTTCCTAAAGGCAATGACCGAGTGGAAGAGACTCGTCGTTGAGGCAGAGAACACTGGAGATGAAAAACCACCCATACCTGATTATGTTGGCGAGTGTTTTCTTTTGATAGCGGAAAGACTTTCTCTTAGAGCAAACTTCATAAACTATCCATATAGAGAAGAAATGATAGGCGATGCCATAGAGAATTGTGTTCAGTATGCCAGTAACTTCTGTCCAACAAAGTCAAGCAATCCCTTTTCATACTTCACTCAGATTATCTACTATGCTTTTCTTCGCAGAATCCAAAAGGAAAAGAAGCAGAACTATATCAAGTACAAGATACTAGAAACAGCAGACAGTGTTGGTGACATTGCTAAACTACTTGATCCAGATAAGATGTCCAACAACCCCTACGCTGACTTCTTCAATCTTACATCAATGGATATAGAAAACTTCACTCCCAAAAAGAAAAAGTCAAAGAAGACTAATAAAAAGGATGATGGAGAAGATCAATGCGAATCGCTATTCTAACCGATACTCACTTTGGCGCGCGTAACGACTCACAACAATTTTTAGATTACTTTCTTGGTTTCATTGAGAACCAATTTCTTCCTGCTTGCAAAGAGCAAGGAATAGACACAATAATTCATCTTGGTGACTTGATGGATAGAAGAAAGTTCGTCAACTTCAATACACTCAATCAGGTTCGTGAAAGGTTCATCGAGAAACTGGAAGAGATGAACATCACGATGTATTGTCTTATTGGAAATCACGACACATACTACAAAAACACCAATGACATAAACTCAATCAAAGAATTGTTTGGTGATCGCTATACTAGATTTATTGTCATAGAAAATCCATCTGAGATAGAAATCGGCAACAAGGTCTTCGGAATGATTCCTTGGATCAACAAGGAGAACAAAGAAGAGTGTGATGAGTTTCTAAAGAACACGCACGCAGATATCGTCTGTGGTCACTTTGAACTTAGAGGTTACGAGGTGATGAGGGGTGTCCAGTTTGATGGAGGAATGAACGATAATCTTCTTAGAAGGTTTGATCGAGTATGGTCTGGACACTTTCACACTAGACACACAAAAAACAATGTTCAGTATCTAGGAACACCTTATCAAATAACATTTTCAGATCTACACGAACCAAAAGGATTCTACATCTATGACACCACAACAGATCAGTTGAACTTTGTGGTCAATGAGGATAGAATGTACCTACATATTGATTACACAGATGATTTGATGATTTCAGATTTGAGTCATTATGAAGGTAAGTATTTAAAAGTTTTTGTTCGGGAAAAGAAAAGTCAAAGTAAACTGGATACACTTGTCGATAATCTATATGATGCAAAAGTTGCAAGCGTAACCATAATTGAGAATGATAATAGTAGCATAGAAGACAATGAACTTGCTGACATGACATTGGATACATTAGCGTTGATCTACAAAGAAGCCGAAGATTTCTATGCTCAAATGGAAGAGATAAATGTATCCAAACTCAAGAATCTAATACAAGACATATACATGGAGGCAATATCACAATGACCGAAGAAGAAAACCCCTCAGAGGGATTGGGAGATACCGTAGAAAAAATCATTCACAAGGTTGGTGATGGACTCAAGATCGAGTACATAAAAAAGAAGAAGGATTGTGAACCCTGTCGCAAGAGAAAAGAAATGCTCAACAATCTTGTTCCATACAACAACACAAAAAAACCCTGCAATAAATGTAACCAAAAGAAAGGAGGATAATGATTAGATTTAAGTATGTTGAATTCCAGAACTTCGGTAGTTTTGGAAACAATCCGACAAAGATAAACCTAGACAAACATAGAACAACTCTTGTTTCTGGTATGAATGGTCACGGAAAATCCTTTGCACTACTGGATTCTGTTACCTTTGCTTTGTTTGGAAAACCATTCAGAAAGATAAACATACCTCAACTAGTCAATACCATCAACGAGAAAAGTTGCTTGGTGGAAGTTGTGTTCCATGTTGGGGAAGATGAATATAAAGTCATAAGAGGAATCAAGCCAAAAAGATTTGAGATATACAAGAACGACAGTCTCATCAATCAAGATGCAAAGGCTAAAGACTACCAAAAGATGCTTGAGGAAAATATTCTCAAGATGAACTACAAGTCATTCACACAAGTTGTGATTCTTGGTAGTTCATCCTTTGTTCCTTTTATGCAGTTGTCTGCTTTAGACAGAAGACAAGTCATCGAAGATGTTCTGGACATTCAAGTGTTCTCTGAGATGAATGTTGTTCTTAAGAATAGAGTGTCCCTAAAGAAAGAAGAGTTGAAGGATCTTGAGCGAGACATGAATACAATCAAGTCCAAGATCGAGATGCTTGAGTCTCATATCGAAACGCTCCGAGAATTAGATCAGTCAAAAATAAATGATCTTCAACAAGAGATCGAAGAGATTGAAAGTGGAGTAGCCGATAAAGAGAAGGCAATAGATTCTCTCATTGAAAGTCAAACAATTCTACTGGAAAAAACCAGCAAGATAGAAACGATCAAGAAGTCACTAAACAAGTTTGAAAATACACGAACAATGATCAAGTCAAACCATGATCGCATTGAAAGAACACACCAAGAAACTGAGGAAATGCAGACATGCCCGACATGCACACAAGACGTTCCCACCGAAACAAAGCAAGTTCTTATCGAAAGATTTGAGGACAAGAAGAAACAATACACCGATGGTTTGATGAAAATTGACAAAGAGATTGAATCAGTAAACAAGGAATTGGATTCACTTCGAGAGGTGTCCTTGAAACTAAAATCAGTACAGGAGAAGATTGTTCAACTTCGCGGTGAGGTAGACTCGAACAAAAAGTATACAACCAAATTGCAGAAAGAGATCAAAGAGTTGTCAGAAAAGACATCCGATTCAGAAAGCACCAAGTCTGCAACAGATTTAAAAGACAACAAAATTCAACTTGATGAGTTGATCAAGACAAAGAGTGAATACAAAGAGGATGCTCTTTTACTAGGTTGTGTTGGCAATCTTCTCAAAGACACTGGAATCAAGTCAAAGATCATTCGTCACTACTTGCCTATCATCAATAAACTGATCAACAAGTATCTTGCTGACATGGGTTTCTTTGCACAGTTTCACTTGGATGAAAACTTCAACGAAACAATTAAGAGCAGACACAGAGACAGTTTTAGTTATATGTCATTTTCAGAGGGAGAGAAGATGCGAATAGACTTGGCTCTTCTTCTTGCATGGAGAGAGATCGCCAGACTCAAGAACAGTGCCAACACAAATTTGCTGATACTGGATGAAGTCTTTGACTCATCATTGGATGTTGTTGGAACCGATGAGTTCTTAAAACTCATGCAGGTTCTAAGTGGAAACACAAACATATTTGTAATCAGTCACAAATCAGATCAACTGATAGACAAGTTTGAGAATCAAATAACTTTTGTCAAGAAGGGAAACTTCAGTAAACTACAATGATGAAGATAAAGCGACCAACAAAACATAAGTCTCTCTTGCGTTATCCCGGTGGCAAATCATTTGCATTGCCGATCATTCTTCCATACTTTCCAGAAGGAATAACAGAGATGGTATCTCCTTTTTTTGGTGGTGGTTCCATAGAAATAGAATGTGCATACAACGGCATTCGTGTTCATGGATATGATCTGTTTGAGCCTATCGTAAACTTTTGGCAACAGGTTTTACACAACAAGCGGGCATTGTATTACGCGATTAAAAAGTATCCTATTCCACTACCCAAAATCAAGTTCTACGTTTTACAGAAGTCTTATGATGATCTGAAAGATCCAGTGGAGAAGGCTGCTGCATTCTTTGTTCTCAACCGAACAAGTTTTTCTGGAACAACCTTTTCAGGAGGCATGTCACCAAAACAACACAGTTGGAACAATGCTTGTTTGGAAAAACTTAGAGAGTTTCAGGTTGGTGGTATATTCAATAACAACAAACTCAGTGTAGAACTTGCTGATTTCAATGAATCAATGACAAAACATCAAGATCTTTTTGCATACATGGACCCACCATATCTGCTAGAGACATCCAATCTGTATGGTGATCGAGGTAGCACACACAAGGATTTTGATCATGTTGGCTTCTTTGAAAAGGTAAAGCAGATGAAGAACAAGTGGGCAATATCATACAATGGACATCCAGATCTACTCAAGATGTATGATGAATATAATATAGTAAAGGTTGATTGGCAATATTCTATGAAGACCAAGGGTGGAACAAAACCATCCGATGAAATATTGATTATGAACTACTGATTGACAATCCAAAAGATCGAGGTATACTTTCAGCATGAACATCTTCGTACTAGACAAAGATCCAATCGTTGCAGCAAAAATGCAGTGTGACAAGCATGTGGTGAAAATGGTTTTAGAAACTGCTCAGATGCTTTGCACCGCTCATCCGAAAGATGCTGCTCCATACAAACCAGCATACATCAACCATCCATGCACTGTGTGGGCAAGACAGTCCGTTGATAACTACAGGTGGTTATCTATTCATGGTCTTGCTCTTGCTTTGGAGTATAGAAACAGATACAAAAAGATTCACAAGTCTGAAAAGGTGATTATGTGGTGTCACGACCATATTCCACAAATACCAACCATCGGAATCACATCAAGACCCAAGTGTATGCCTGACAAATACAAGGTTCCGAGTGTGGTTCAATCATATCGCAATTACTATAATGGAGACAAAGCGGGCTTTGCCCAGTGGAAGTTTTCAGAATCTCCTGAATGGTTTATGGGAGAGTTCGTAAAATGAATCACTCTAAAATTTTAATTACGGGTGGTGCTGGATATATAGGATCGCACGCGGTAGCATCTATATTGGCAACAAATAGATCTGTTGTTGTGGTGGACAGAGACAAGGAAGCCTGCGACAATCTGATAAACATTTTTGACAACAACAAAAACTTGAAGGTTCATTGCACTGATATAGACAATGATGTGTGGATGGATGGTATATTAGAAAACGAAAAACCAACAGCATGTTTGCATTTTGCTGCTGACATATCGGTTCCTGAATCCGTATCAAATCCACTTAAATATTATCACAACAACACAGCAAAGACAATAAACTTATTAAAGCGATTGAATCGACATGGTGTGCATAGGTTTATATTCTCAAGCACTGCTGCCGTATACGGCTTGCCGGAAAATGCCGAGGACATAACAGAGACAACTCCATGCAAGCCGACCAATGCATATGGTAATTCAAAGTTAATGGTTGAGTTTATACTCAAGCAAATGTCAGATACCATTCCAGCATTTGAGTATACCTCATTCAGATATTTTAATGTTGCAGGAACTCATATGTCTGGAAAAGTATATGATTCCCGATGGAAAGAAAAAGAAAATGTTTTTCCTAAGTTCATAAACGGTATTTTACACCAAGAAGGAAAGATCGAAGTCTATGGTGCAGATTATCCAACAAAGGATGGAACTGCTATAAGAGACTACATACATCCCGAAGATGTAATATCAGCAACCATGATTGCTCTTGACAACGATATCACTGGCGTATACAATCTTGGGTCGAATGAAGGATCGTCTGTTTGGGATGTTGTTGAGAAATTTGTTTCGGTGACAAATCAAGAATTGGATGTCCTTCATAAAGACAGAAGGAAAGGAGATCCAGCAGTTCTTGTTGCTAATTCTAGAGCGTTTAGGGCAATATCAGGTTGGGAACCTGCATATACACTAAAGGACATGGTTGCCACTGCTTGGAAAACTTACGGTATCTAAGATGAAAAACAAAAAGGCTTATATCGAAAGAGCGTTTGGATCGGAACCAGTTTGGAATGGAGATACTGAAAACTTGGATGTAGATGTTCTCCGAGCAATCAACTGGTATGTTGGTGGTGATAAGAAGAACTACAAGAAGTGGACAATAGAGTGGATGAAGAGCAAGGACAGTCCTTGGACAAAGGATCAAATTGATCTAGTCCGAAGATGCCCTCTTAGTGACTTCAAGCACTTTGGTCATTATTGCAGAATGCTCTCCAGAGGATTTCCAGCCACCGAATCCATCAATAAGGTGGTAAACACGGAACTCAATTCCTTAATCGACAAGGGAAAAAACAAGAAGAATTCTCGTAAAGAGAATAGCATTTCTCCACACGAACGAATGAGAGAGCAAGTCTCAGAGTTTGCAGGAGAGTTGATGGAAATATGCGACAAGGGTATGGAATCCATCAAAGAGAAAAAGACATACCACAAGACATTCAAGTTTGACGATTGGCTTCAGCAGAGAGATGTAGGATACAAGCAATCGGAAATGCTTGGAGAACTTTTTAGTCCTGCTCTTGCAGAGTTGGATGAACTTCTCAAGGGGAAAGACAAGCAACTTGTAGAGGGATATTCTTTTCTCAAGAAACCACAGCAAAAGCAACTTCACAAATTTATGATGTCTCTTGTCACTTCTTGCTTCAAGAGAAGTGCCAGCAACAAGCCTGTGCGTCGTAAGCGAAGAATAAGCCCGAGAAAGATCGTATCAAAGGTGCAATACCTTCAAAGTCACAAAGACTATGGACTAAAGAGTGTTGATCCCATTGATCTCATCGACTCAAAGAAAGTTGTAGTTTACAATACCAGATACAACATTCTTGGTGTATACTATGCAAAGGAACATGAGACAATGACAGTCAAGGGAACCACGATTCAAAACTTCTGCCCACAAAAGTCTGAGTGCAGAACAATAAAGAATCCAACCAAGATCATCAAAACGATCAAAAATGAAAGTTCACTTGATAAGATTTGGAACGCACAGCACAGTATGATCAAATCACCAAATGGAAGACTCAACGAACATACAGTGATACTTAAGGTATTCAAATGATACTCCTAGACACAAACCAATTGTTTTTGGCTTCATACTTTGTTCACCGAAAGATGCATGGTGAACTACACGAAGGAATGCTCAGACATTTGTTTCTGAACACAATTCGCATGTATAGAAAGCAGTTCAAAAATGATTACGGAGAAGTTGTTCTCTGTCTTGAATCCTCGAACTGCTGGAGAAAGGAAATCTTTCCCAATTACAAGGCAAATCGAAAAAAGGCAAAGGATGAGCATGACTGGAAGACCGTGTTTGAGTATTTTGAGAACTACCTCAAAGAGATCAACGAAACCTTTCCTTGGATGATGCTTCGAGTTCCAACAGCAGAGGCAGATGATATCATTGCTGTTGTTTGTCAACAGTTTCATTGTGACGAAAAGATTCTGATTCTATCGAACGACAAGGATTTCATGCAACTACAGAGATACCCTTCGATCAAGCAATACAGCCCGATCAAGAAGGAACTACTGGTATGCACTCATCCAAAAGACTTTCTTCTCGAACACATTCTAAAGGGAGATGTATCCGATGGAATTCCAAACATTCTATCTGATGATGATACCTTTGTTTCCAGTGGAAAGAGACAACGATCTCTTGGAAAGAAGAAGATGCTTCAAATGATTTCTGATGGAAACTTGTCCGACATGAAGCATTGGGAAAGGAATCAAACTCTTGTTGACTTCACTAGAATTCCTGACAACATTCGAGAAACAATCATAGATCAGTATATCACCGAGAAAGCAGCAAGAGAACAACAGAAGAACAAGATCAGTTCTAGACCGGGTGGTGGGTTGTTTACTACAGTTTCTAATTACCTAATCGAAAAGGAGTTGACTAATCTAACCGACTTGGTAGGGGATTTCATATGAAAAACAAGAAAGACAAAAAGACAGGAGAAAAGGGAAGATTCGAAGAGCATGATTATTTCGAGTATTATAAGAATGCCAGAAAAGGTGAGAAAAGAAATCGAAGGCACCGAGTAAACGAACACATTCGAGATTTTGTTCAAGGTAACATGACACCAGAGGAGTATGAGGAACATTATGGCGACTATGACTACGAAGAGTGAAAAGAAGACAATGAAACTATCAAAAAGATCCATAGACATTCTGAAAAATTTTAGCAGTATCAATTCAAACCTACACATCGTCCAAGGAAAGAATCAAGTCATTGTTTCTGGTCCAAAAAACATCATGTGTGAAGTTGAGTTCGAAGAAGACTTTCCCGCAGAGTTTGCTTTGTGGGATCTGAGTAAGTTTTTAGGAACTCTCTCCTTATTTGATGATCCAGAACTAGAATTTCTAGACAAGAAGATGATAATTTCCAATGGACCCACGAACGTAGTTTTTCATTATGCAGAACCAAAGTTGGTAAAGGGATGCAGACCGGAAACCGATTTCAAGATGCCGGAAAGCGTCATTGACTTTGAGATCAGCAACAGAGAGTTTGTGGAAATACAAAGGGCATCATCTGTTTTGGGTTTGCCTGATTTGTGTGTTACAAACAACGATAGTGGTATTGACATCATTGCGTTGGACAAGAATGATCCTACTAGCAATAGTTACTCTATTCGTGTTTCAGAAGATGCACCGAATGCCACATTCAAGATGTATCTAAAGGCTGAGTACCTAAAACTTCTTCCGGGCGATTATGAAGTATCAATCGCAGAGAAGGGAATAAGTCAGTTTAGACACAAGACAGAGAAGATGACGTATCACATTGCAATGAGTGCAGCATCAGTATACAATGGATAAAATGAAGACAGAAGAATTTCTATGGGTTGAAAAATATCGACCGCAAACTATTGACGATTGTGTTCTACCAGATAACCTGAAGAAAACCTTTCAGGACATCGTTGAGAGTGGAGAGATGCAAAATCTCCTTCTTGCCGGTGGACCGGGTTGTGGCAAGACTACAGTTGCCAAAGCATTGTGCAACCAACTAGGATCTGATTACATCACCATCAACTGCTCGGAAGAAGGCAACATTGACACTCTGCGAACAACCATTCGAGAGTTCGCTAGCACAGTATCTCTTT